GAAGATGCAGGCAAACTATGTCTTGTTTCTAGAAGATACTTATAGGAAACTAAACAGTGAGGCTCCAGTGAACCCAGATTCCCAACAGATAGGTTCTAGTCCAGAAGAAGGTCAGTTCTTTATTACAGTTGGAACCAAGAACGTGATAAAGAGTCTTCCGTCTGAGCCTAAGCCTGAAAGCAATCAGGTTCCTACCGGAGACCTGATAAATCCAACAAAGAAGGCAGACCTGATGCGTGAAAGAAACATTCAGATTCAGGACGACGAAGAGACCGATGATTTTATAGACCTTAACGAAATACTTTAAGTCGATGAAAGATATAATGTCAAACAGGGGCGCGTTTACCCCTAGAAAAATATCAGCGATGTCCGGTGGCGACGACGACACAAACACATCGGTATGGACGACAATCCGAATCAATAAGCTTTTAGACGAGATCGAAAACGAAGGGTTCGATATCAAAGGAATCCATAACTCTCCATTCAAGGACAACGATATTGCTCTAAAACGAGCCAATCTACCTTTTGAATACACTCCAGAAGAATGGGAAGAGCTAAAGAGATGTAAGTACGACCTCATCTACTTTGCGATCAATTATTGTAAGATACAGACTGATGATGGTGTAAAGTTCGTCAAGGACACTCCAGGCCTTCGTGATTTTCAGGAAGAGATTCTTACCTCCTTTAAAGGAAACAAATACAACATCCTGATGGCAAGTCGTCAGACTGGTAAGTCAGTTACGTCTGCCATCTTTATCTTGTGGTTCCTTCTTTTCCATGCAGAAAAGACTGCATTGGTCGTAGCCGACAACTTTACCACCACTCGAGAGCTATTGGACAAGTTCCGTATATGTCTAGACGGTCTCCCTTTCTTCTTAAAACCTGGAATCAAACACATAAACTCAGGAAACATCAAGTTCGATAACGACAGTCGTATAGTCGGTAGAACAACCACAAAGAAATCAGGTATCGGTCTTACAGTTAACTTGCTTTACATTGATGAGTTCGCTCACATCAACGAATCTAACTTGGACGAGTTCTATCGAGCAATCTTACCTACGATCACTGCCGACCCTAACGCGAAAGTAATCATAACTTCCACTCCAAATGGACGTAATAAGTTCTATGAGATCTGGCAGGATGCGATTGCTGGAATCAGCGAATATGTTCCTTTACGAGTAGACTGGTGGCAGGTAAAAGGTAGGGACGAAGAGTGGAAACAAAAGGCGATTGCTAACATGGGATCGGTCGAAGACTTTAACCAAGAATATGGCCTTCAGTTCTTCTCGTCCGACCAGTTATTGCTCAATTCAAACGAGCTCAAGAGGCTATATGGAATACGTGCAAACTACGTCAATTCTTGCTTCATGTTGACTGAAGACAAGCAGTGGATAAACGATTACTTTACCGTCCATCCGAGCTATGCAAAAAGGACCCCATCCGACTATAAAAACGATCCGGCTTTCTACATATTTTCTATAGATACTGCGGACGGTGTCGGTGGAGACTTTTCAGTACTTAACATATACAAGGCAGTTGCCCTTCCAGTAAAGGAACTAATCAAGAAAAAGGAAGCCATACGTGGAGAAGCTGACACAGTTTCTCTAATCCAGGTAGCAACACTAAGGTCTAACGAGATCGACGTGAATCAATTCGCAGCAGCAGTTGAATACATAACATACGATCTATTCAATCCTGAAAAGGTTAGGATCGTCCTTGAGATGAACCATAAAGGAGAGATAATAAAGAATAGACTACAAGATAACGAGGAATACTGGTCATCTCAGCTAATACATACTAAACACACAGAAATGGCAGTGCAAGCTAAACCAGGAATAAGACTTGGCCCAACTAATAAGATAAAATACTGTGAAAAATTCAAGTATTTAGTAGAGATCACCCGTATAATTCCTAACGATTACCTAACCATTGCTGAGTTAATGTCTTTTGGTAGGTCCAAGGGAGGAACGTATAGAGGACAGAACGGAAACGATGACCTTGCAATGACTAGCGTCAATCTTGCTCCGGCTTTTGAGTCTTCCCAAATGTGGGATCTTTCAATAGCAACATATGAGGCAGCTAGTCCCGAATATCGTAGGGAAGTCGAAGAAAAGATATTCAGTCTATTTAGGACGGGTTCTACCAAACCTTTATACGATTACGATACTTTAAGGAAGGTAAACGCTCCATCGAGTGGAGCAGAATCTAATAAAGCACAAGCCTCAAATGTTTTCGATTTAGAGGCTCTAGATAAGATGAAAAAAATTAACTCCAAATTTTTTAAAAGTTAGGACAATTGTAGTATACTTATATTGTATAAAACGAAAACTATGAAGACCCTAAAATTCCAAGGTGACATCACGCTCGATGAAGTGTTCAACCACCACAAAAAAGTGATATATGATAACTTAATCAATTCCATCGAAGAATCGTACGGCGACCTAGAAAAAACAGAAGCGACTATCGTAAAGATAAGCATCAATGACGATCTATACACAATCAACCTTTCTCAAGAAAAGTTCATAAGCGGCTTAGAAAAAGCGATAGTTTTTTATGAAGAACTCGAAGAGTATGAGAAATGTGCAAAGTGTGTTAAGATAATCAACTCAATAAACAGCAAAAAAATGGAAGTAAACTAATATGAATGAACAAACCAACGCTAGAACTAATGCAAGAATTCAAGAATTATCCGAAAAGCTACTCTTAGAAGACGTAAAAGAATCAGACAGAAATGAGCTCGCAAACCTAATCTATCCGAAGCTCCGATATTTTATTTGGAAATTCTGCAAAAACGATGTGGATACTGAAGAGGCCCTTCAGTGGACTCTCAAAAAGATATTTAAGAACATCTGCCAGTTTAATTATCAAAAGGGCAGGTTTACTACCTGGATATACACTATTGCCAGGAACGAGACGTTATTTTATCTTTATCATCAAAAGAAGAACTCTCACTATGACATCGACCTTATCCAACACAAGATCGAAAGGCCCGATGAGTTCGACGAAGTAACTGTGAGCAGTGGAGATCTAGACATGATCTATAACACGACAATCACAGAGATACACGAAATCCCAGATCCTGTTCTTAAGGGAATAGCTGTCGATAAGATGATAAAGAACAAGAAGGTAAAAGACATTGCTGTGAAGTACGAAATGAACGAAAACACAGTAAAGACTAAGCTCAGAAAAATTCGTTCTGACTTAAGAGTTTCGATACTCAAAAAGAATCCTCACTTCGAAGAAAAAATAAAAGCAATATTATGATATTGAACAAGATAAATCCAGTATGGGTAATAAAGTCTTTGAATCGTAACCTAAACGAGTTAAAGAAACACAAGACCTACAAGAAGATAATCTACGACCTAAACTCTGCAGGCAAGCTAGAAGAGATAGGTTTCAAAGTAGATCCTGATGCCAATCTGTATTTAGGGATAAACTTAAACCCAGAGCTTTTACTCTATTCTGACACTTCTCAAGAGTCGGTAGAGCTTAAGATGATATCTGAAAAGATGCTTAAATACAACGATTTCCTTACTAAGGAAGGAATACTCGATGTGATAACTGTCGATTATGACAGGATACACAACGACGATTTCTATGGTTATGTTTTACAGATAAAGTTCGATAGTAAGAATTTCAATAAAAAAGAGATGATATGGGCAGTTTCCTACCTGTCTTCATTAACTCTAGGTCTTGCTGCATCGATCTTAGGTATTGTTCTGTGAGATAAATAAAAAAAATAAACTGACATGAAAAATTGGTTAGAATTACTTAAAAAGAACGTCTGGAAGGTAAGCACAGCCGTTCTCTTGCTCTTATACTTAGCAAAAGGTTGTACTCATTCTAGAGTTTCGAAACTAGAGAAACAGTACGCTGAAGACTCTCAAAAAACACAGCTTCTTCTAGATTCTTTAAGAAACGTGGTTGCCACTAAAAAAGAGGTTAGGGACGAGATGGAGCGCACGATGTTCAATTACTTGATCTATGAAGACGATTTAGACAAGGGAAAAAGCAGCCTGTCTGACGTAAAAAATAAGATAGAATCAAATGACTAGGTGGTTTAGCAACAACCAACACTTAATCATCAAGCTAGCCTTTCTTATACCGATAATCTCGGTAGCAGCTATCTCAATATCTCACGTAGTTAGCTGGTATGATTTGGCTAACCCGATGAGTTGGGCAGTGTACTTATCAATTGCCGTTGAGATAGCAGCAATGTCTGCAATAGCAGCAGCCTCAGTAAAAGTAAAAGGCTTTTCAGTATGGTTCGTGTTCATCATAGTCACCTTCATCCAATTCGTAGGTAACATTTACTTTAGCTACACTGAAATAAACGAA